TAATTTGTTGCGTCTGCTAAATCAAAAGCAGGAGTAGCGTCAACACCACCTAGAGAAAGTTGTACACCACCATATGAAACCGTTGAATTTAATAAAGAAGTATTATCTATACTAGTTAAGGTATTTGTAGAACCTGAAATTGTTTTGTTTGTAAGAACATCGGTAGAATCTTCAGTCAAAACAGCACCGTCAATAGAAATAGAAACTTTGTCTGCTGATACGGAAGTTGTAATTCCTGTACCACCTTCAATAGTTAAAGTATCACCTAAATCTATTGCTGAAGTAGCGGCACCATCACCTGTAATTGTAATAGTTGAATTTGTTAATGATGAATTAGGTAAAGATGCTAAAGCACTTGAAGGTATATTAGTAATAGTATTTGACGCACCATTAATTGTTTTATTTGTTAAGGTATTAGAAGAAGAGTCTGTTATGTAATTACCTGAAGTTAAGGTAGTACCATTACCTAACGCCGTATATAATTCGTCAAAATTGTCGTTAACTTTTTGAGCACCCGCTCTTAAATTATCGCCTGTTCCGTCGTTAGCAGATGTTCCTCGGTTAATTGATTGTTTTGCCATTTCTTTTTCCTATTTCCTTATACTATTTATAAACATTCCTATGGGGTTGTATCATCAAAAGTTTCTGTTGTTTGAGCAAAGTTAGTAACCGTATTATCAAAGGATTCCTGAGATAATGCAAATTGTGTAGGCATTGCAAAATTAGTCTTTAATAACTGACCATCTGTATTTGAAGACGCTAAAAATATACCACCTCTTCCATCTAAAGATGTTCTTGTTCCTTGTATTGGTATAGCACTTAATTCTTTAAATGTTATTTTACTTCCAAATGAATTTACACCAAATATTGTATTTGCGTATTTGTTTAATGTACCAAACGTAGGTCCTGCATATGCGTATCCTTGTTTAACTTCTACGCCATCTATTATTGCTCTATGCCTACTTGTCATACTAATTTCAATAGGCATCCTTCTTAAAGTTATATCTCTAGTATTTGAAGTAAACGGATCTCTATAATCATCACCTGCGCTCATTTCTCCTTCAGTTAAAACATCTGATCTTAAAGTTGTTCCATCATCTATTGTTCCTAATCTTCTACCAAAAACGGTTGTAAACAATACGTTTAATATATTAAATAATGGAGTATCTATTTCACCTGATACAATACCAGCAACTGGCGCCCTAACTTTTAAACTTAATCTATTTTGTAAATCAACTTGTCCTGTAAAATAAAAACCTGCTGTGTGCATAGTCTTTTTAAATGAGTCTCGCCAATCATTAATAGATTGACCTACTTTTAATACATAAGAAAAATCCTGATAGTATAAACTATCTTGTACTTTCATTGTTTGCTCAGATACATAACCATCTTCATTTAAAAATTTACCATCTGTATCTGCAACAGAAACTACGTCTATCGTAGCACTAGCAACATCTAATCTTGCTACGGTTGCTGATCCACTACTTGTTGATGTTATTGTTTCGTTTAAGTCAAAATTTTTATTTAAATCTTTTACTTTTAATAAACTTGTATCAGCGTCATAAGAAGCAAGTTTACCAACAGCACCTGAAGTGCCACCTGTAATAGTATCATTGGCATTAAAGTTACCTGATTTGTTTGTAAGTAATAAACAATTTCTAAATTTAATTGTAGGTGTTGGAGAGTTTTGATAACCTTCTCCTAATTCATTTGTTTTTAATCCTATAACTCTTCCAATATCAGTACCGTGTGCTAAAATATTTGCGTTAGTACCTGAAGATGTTATAGTTACTTTAGGTAAAGTTGTATAACCACTACCTTTATTAATTAAAAATATATCTGTAATATCATTTAAGTTTGAGTTTGTTTCAGGTTCTAAAACAATTTTATTTCCAAAGTATTGATCTCCTCTACCTGTTTCATCTTCCATTACAATATGTTCAGCGTTTGTTCCTGATTCACCAGAGATACCACCGTTAACAACAGAAATAAATCCTTCTGCATTAACTCCTTGTGTACCTGAATTATCAAAAACTAATTTATCACCAACAGAATAACCTGATCCTGGATTGTCAACAACAATTTCTGATACAGGTCCTGATCCTATATCACTAATAGAAATATCAGCACCAGTACCACCACCAGTTACTTCTAAAAAATCTCCAGTAGAATATAAGTTACCATCATTAGTAATTGTTTTTGCACCTGGTATACCTGTAACGGTTGCCTTAATAAAAAAGTCATCTGTATCACTAGCAGTACCAGTTATTTCTTCTCCTATTTGAAAAGTACCAGTCATTGAGTTTATGTTTAATATAAATTCAGAAACTTCTCTATTTGCAATAATAAATTTCTTAATACTTTCTATTACAGCAGTTGCCGCTGATGTTTTACCTGTAATTGTTCTACCAACTAAATTAGTTGTATTACCAGTTGAAGCAATTGCTCTTAAAACTTTTTGTGTATCCCATTGTCCATCAGATACACGTAACATTTGTGATCTAGGATAAAATGTTTCTGATACTTGATTAAATAATATTCTAAAAAATAATTCGTGTCCTTTTTGTGTACCTTTCATACGGTACAATGATTTAATATTTTTAATTAGACTTCTTTTATCTATTCCGTTTGCTAAAGTTTCAGGTATTGTTTTTAAAAACTCATCTCTAAAGTTTGATAAAAAGTTTGAAATAACTTTATCTGGATCTCTAAAGTTTGTAAGTTGTTGAACATTGTTTACAGGATTAGGACGATAGTTATTAATTACTGCCTCAGCACCAGAATCATTACCTGTTATAATTTCATTTAAAGAGAATCTATCTTGTGCTGTTATGAAAATTTTACCATTTGCTAAATCTTCAGCAATAACTTTAGCAGTTGCCTTTGATGTAAGACCTGTTATAGTTTCACCAACCGTAAATGAACCATATGTTGTATCTTCATAAATTATTTTATCACCAGCGTCTGATTGTGTTCTTTCTGAAGTTATTTTTGAACCGTCTAATAATAAGTTGTCTTGTAGACCAGTTTCATTTTCTAAAGTTACACCGTCTGTTGATTCAATACTTGTAACCTGCAACATAGCAGATTCCATAAATTGAAAATAAGTTTTTAAAAATTGAACAAATTGTGGGTGATCGTCAACTACAAAATCTGGTAATTGACTACTAATAAGCGATGAAATTTTTTCATTAAATTTTGCCATTGCATTAGTAACTTGATGAAGTTGTGTATCCTACTCCTGCCTCGGATGATCCTCCTACAAAAGTATCCTCGGTAACATTTACAATAGAATTAGAAACATCTATTTCTAAAATTTGATCTCTTACAGGAACAACGTCATTTGAACTAGGAGAAACGGTTACCTCAATTTTACTTGAAGCAGAACCTCTAATATTTGAAATAGAATTAACATCTAAAGAATTAAGAGTAACTTGTCCTGTTCCGTAATTAATTGTACCTTGTGTAGCATTGTGAACGGTTTTAATACCACTTACTAGATAATAAACTCTAACATTTCCCATACCATCATCATCTAAAAACATTTCATTATTATTACCAGATATTTTAAATCCAGTAGATGTTAAAACTGATTCGTGTCCTGAATGTGGATTGTAAATTGCGTTTCTAAAATATATATCGTATTTTGTAGATGAGTTTAAAGTAGGTGTAAAATCTTTTCTAACTTTTACGTTTGTAATATTAGATAAAATAGAACTATCTACATTATCTATTATACCTGTTAATTTTGAATGTCTGAATACACCATCAAACGCTTTTAATGTATTATTATTATAATCATTTATTGCACTTATAATTTCTGATCTTAATGTGTCTGAAGTTTTAGCAGTTGATTTTTTATCAAACTTAGCATTGACTACTAACACAATTGAAGTTGTTATTGGATCAATTATTTCTGGTCTTACTGAAGCAACATTATAAGGTTTTAATTTTGTAACTATATCTAATTTTGTTGCATTAGTTAAAGGGACACCTGATTGACCTTTTACAGCAATCTTAACAACACCGTAAACAGGTGTTTCGTCATCTTCACCACCCCAAGCACTTATAGAAGTTGCATTAGGATAAATTGATCTTACTAAAGTTTCGTAATCTGTTGTTGTAACTGCTCTGTCTTGTGATGTATATTGTAAAGGTGCATTAAATCTAATTGATTCTTTTGTTTCTGGATCAGAACCACCTTGAGCATTTGAATTAGTTACAATAGATACGTCTGAAAAACCACCTACTGAACTTGAAACATTAAAAGCAGAAGCGCCGTTTGCCTCATCTTTATTTGTAACTATGTATTCTAAAATTACAATGTTACCATCTGATAATTTTTTACCTAATATATCATCACCAAAATATATTTCAAATTTACCTGTATCTGTTTCTTGTAAAAAATATGCCTTTGATGTATTATCTAAACTTTTTAAACCAGACGCTAATGTATAAACATTTTGCGTTGTATCAGTTGCTGAGTTTTGTACAATTACTTTTAATGTAGATGTATCAGCATTTACACTTGGTATAATAAATCTTTGGTCAACATCTGTACTATCAACCGTATATCTAAATGAAACTAAAGTACCTTCATATAAATTTACATTTGAAAATTTGTAAACACCATCTGCAGGTGTGATTGTTGTTTCTTGGTTAGTTACAAACTGATAAGTTAAATTATCTATTGTTGATGTAAAGGTTGTTCCTTTATCCATTGTAACCGATGAACCTGTAGCATTGTTTAAAGTTATATCTACGTTTGCAATAGGTGATCTACAAGATGATGGAACATATCCTAACATCTTTGCTAATGATACTACATTTTTTCTAATATCAGCAGAGTCTAGGTACATTTCATTTGCAACCATATTAGCATTGAAACCTAGATAGTGTGTATTGTATGCTAATGTATCTATTAAAACAGCAAAACCTGATCCTTCAAAATTATAATCTGAAAACTCTGGTTGATCTTGTAAGAATGCTTTTAAATTTGATTTTATTGCGTCAAAATCTAAATCTGATACTACGAACTTATTACTTGCCATTTTATCTTAATCTTTCTAAAAATGTTTCTACTACTACTGGTTCATTTGATCCAATAACATAAAACATAATTTTTAATTCATAACTATTTCTATCAATGTCAGGACTTGCTAATACCTGTTGTAAATTGATTCTTGGTTCAAAATTATTTAAAACTTCAGCAACTTTTCTTTGTAAATTAAGAGCAGTAAGAGGTGTCATTGGTTCAAACAACATTCCTCTAACATCACTTCCTATTTCAGGATGAAAAGGTCTCTCATAATGATTTGTGTTAATTAAATTTCTAACACTTCGTTTAACTGCCTCTACATCTGTCAGTTTATTTACATCATTAGTAACTTTATTACGACCAAAGTTTAAATCTAAATCTTTATAGATTCTATTTGCTCTTTTAGAGTTATTAGTATTACTAGCATCGTAGTTTGGCATATCTCTTATATTTATACTCTAACCAGAGAAAACATTAGAAGAACCTTTAGTCATTTGTCCTGCGTCTGTACTATCACCTACTCTTGCAATTGGTAAACCACACACTCTAACCGTTGTACTTCCTACATTAACTTTTGCAACGTGTGGCGCACAAGGTGGTAATGGTGGAAAAGGGTGTGATACCGTAGGATCAGTTTGTCTTGCAATTAATATACTATTTGCTCTAACCGTTGATTGTCCTGGTGTTGCAAGTATAGTTGTTCCAGCACATATATGTCCTGTACTTAA